TATGGATAGAGGTGACGTATCAGACGGGAAGCCTGAGCAGTAGTAATGCCTGACATGATAGACAGGACAGCAGGACCACAGTAGCGGTTCTTGTCACGCTTGCTGGACCCATGATTAACAGGACGAACCTTGAAGGGGCGTACTGATGATACAATTAAATCGGTCATTATTTTCTCCGTTGGTTATTACTTACACTATTAATATAAGCACTCTGACTTAAATTATCAAGCACTGATAGTAATTTAATCAGTGTTTGACTAAATTATTTTTTCGTATAGTCTCTTAAAAATGCAACGGAGAGGAGCTACGATGAATTTTCTGAAACTATTTTTGCCTGACAAAAAAGAACAGCGGCTATCCATGATTGCCCAGTTACCCCCTGAGCAGCAGCAATGTTATAAGGGTGACGGCAGTGGTCTGGATGTCGATGCTGTATGGGAAATCAAGATACCTCTGTTGCAAATGAATAACCGTGAATATTTAGAACGGTACAAACAACGGAGAAAAATCTATGAGCAAAGACATCGTACTAGATGCGGAGCTAGTCGCAAGACAGTATCCCGTATTTCCCACGAACAATAAAAAGCCTTGCTGGTCAAATGCTGAGCTGGGCGTAGGGCGTGGGGAAGGTGGTTACAAAGTAGCCACACAAAAGAAAAGAGAAATTAAAAAGCTGTTTAGTCATAGGCTAGCTAAAGAGATAGCTGTACCCATGGGAGAGATGTCCGGGCTGCTGTGTGTTGACGTAGACACATACAAGAACCCGGAGCTGCTTGACTGGGTCAAAGAACAGAGCTGGCTGCACGGCACGTTAGTCCACAAGACACGGTCTGGCGGTTTGCATTTTATATTTAAGCATCCCGGCAATGGTTATCGTTTCCCGGCTACACTGCGTGACGGTGTGGACATCAAAGCCAATGGCTCTGGTTACATCTGCTTTCCACCGACAAAAGGCTACGAGGTACACAAGCATAACAAGGTGCTTGAGTTTCCCATGAGTGTGCTGAACAACAAACAACCTTACACAAATGGTGCATTGCCTACATCGTCATTTAACGAGGCTACAGACGATGACCTTATCAATCGCATAGCATCAGCCACTGACCTGTACCCGGCGCTGCGTACACTGTCCTATCGGCTTCCGACTAGACGTAATGATGACGGGTCCAGTTTCAGCAAGGTAGAGCAGGTATCAATATTAAAGAACATCATGCTGACCAGTGCAGCAAAGTCTGCTGGACACAAACGACATGATGACTGGCTCGACAGGTTCAACAAGATTGATGACCTTGTCGAAAGTGCAAACAGAAAAGTAGAGCTGCAAGTGCCACAGATTGCAGTCGATAAAATCACAGGCGATGGCGAGGCATTTTTTAAGGACGCACCCCAACGCCCGATAGGAGTGCAACGTGAAACCACAATAGATGATATCGAAGCCCACGTTGCTGACGCTCTTGTGGATGATGAGTATCAGGTAATGAATGCTCAGGGCTTACGACAAGAAAGATTAAATCCGATTGACTGGGTGATACCCGGCATGGTTCCCCGATGTTCGACAGTGTCTTTAGGCGGTACATCGAATGTAGGGAAAACGAGATGGCTAGCTGCTCTGGCTGTCTCGCTCTCCGTTGGTAACACGAAGCGCATGGGTCTACCGCCAATAGACACGGCTCATGCGACTTTGTGGATTGCCAATGAGGAACGTGCTGACGATATCAAACGCAGACTGAAAGCTGTCATGCTGCAACACGATGACAAGAAAAGTGCAGACATTGTAGTGCGTGGCAAGGACAAAGGAACAGCAAGGCTGATAGCTTTAAATGAGATAGGCACACCTGAGCTGGACCAGAAAAGTATAGCCTCTATTGTTGCCCAAGCCCGGCGTGTTGACGCAGCGATTATTATCCTAGACCCTTACATTACATTGTCTGAGGCTGTCGATGAGAACAGCGCAGTCAGTGCAGGGATGCTGACCAAGGCATTTATTTTAATATCGTCAATGACTGGAGCTGCTGTCATTCATGCACACCACACACCGAAAGACAGGAACAAGGACGATGATTGGTACAGGGGTGACGCTAGTGCTTGGCGTGGTTCTGGTGCAATTTATTCTGCTCTTGATTGTGGTTACACTCTTAGCCATTGGATGCCACGCAATTCTGAACAACGCAAAGCATGGAAGCAAAAGAAACTTGAGCTTGGTCTATCACGATACGTTGTCTTGGACACAGGCAAAATCAGAGAGGGTGAGCCATTACCACCAGTCATGTATCAGTTGGTGGGTCAGGAAATGGAAGAGGGCGAAGGCAGTGCTATCGGAGTATGTGAGCTGACCGATGAGCAAACTGCTGCCAATGTTTTGTTGGACGGTGCAATCGATAAGCTGTTTGCATCCGAGCTGGCAGAGAGGCTTGGCGATAAGCTGGGCTACGGTTCTTTTACCAAGCTGTCTGAGATACACGACAAGATGAGAGACGTGGACATCTGGACGGTGACTGGTGACAGGATGTTTACCCGGGACGCTGAGAAATTGCACATGATGTATGAAGAGCCTGTGCATTGGTCCGGGGGTACAGTGCAGTTAGTCTTAGACAACAACAAGAAGACTAACGGCAGGTGGACATTTGTTATTGCTCAAGCTGAGAACAAGTTTACAACTTGAGCAGTGCAAACGTCATACATAGCAACGATTATAAACTTGAGCGCTCAAGTTGATGCTCAAGTTGTTATCAAGTAGAGAAAGGTAAGGAAACACAATGGTTACAGACTTGATGAACTTGTTCCCCCTAAAGGGGACTAGCGATTGGGGACGCAGTCCCCTATGGGGCTGGTCATGTTTGTGATTGGCGTAGACCCGGGACAAAGTGGTGGGATTGCAGTTGTAAAAGCTTATGGTCAATTGGGTAAGATAATTAAAGCGTTTAGAATGCCTGTGCTGCACGTCCGTAAAAAGAAGATGATTGATGCGGTTACTATTTTGCAAGAGCTGGAAGATGTAAAGATTGATATAGCTATTATCGAACAGGTCCATGCAATGCCAAGGCAAGGCGTGAGCAGCAGCTTTCAATTTGGACGGAGCTACGGTGCAGTTGAGGCTGTCATACAACAGGTAGCTGAGCGTGTTGAATATGTAACGCCAGCGACATGGAAGAAGGCAATGGGACTGACAACAGACAAGCAAGCTAGCCTCGACATGGCTAAGCTAAAGTTTGGCAGGAAGGATATCTGGAACGTCAAAGCTAATGACGGGATTGCTGAGGCTGCGCTACTTTGTTTATATCTCATAGACAAAATGAAAAGAATAGATTAGTCTAGTCGCATGGCAGTACAAAAATTTTATGTATACACATTGACCGACCCCCGTGACTTGCAGGTCTTCTACGTTGGCAAAGGCACAGCGTCCAGAGGATATGCACACACCCATCGACTTGATATCAGAGACACTGACGCTAGCCCAAAGGCTAGACGTGTGCGTGAGGTTATCGATGCAGGGGAAGAGGTCATTGTGAATATACTGAAGCGGTTTAGCGATGAGGACGAAGCGTATCAGTATGAAGCAAAGCTTATTGAACAGACACCAAACTTGCTGAACAGTCTTGCAGGTGGTGGCGGTGACAGGTCAGAGATGACTAAAGCTGGTGACGGCAAACGCTACAAGCTGACACCAAAGCAAGAGCAATTTGCACAGCTCGTTGCTGAAGGTCAGCAGTCATTGTCTGATTGTTACAGAGCTGCTTACGACACAAGCAGGATGAACGACAAGCAGATAAATGAAGAGGCAAGCAAGCTTGGTAGTCACCCAAAGATTACCCAAAGGGTGGCAGAGATAAAAGCCCCAGTTATAGCCAAATCCCAGCTAAACTTTGCTGACATCATTACAGGTCTACAGAAAGCTGCTGAGCTTGCTGACCAAACTGCACAAGCTGGAGCAATGGTCTCTGCATATCGTGAGCTGGGTAAGCTCATCGATGCATACCCTGCTGAGCGTAAAGAAATCACAATGACTGATGACATCGTTGAGAGATTGCAACGTGGACGGCTCAAAGCCGCTGAGGTCATCGATATCAACCAACACAGGAAGGAAGGATAACTATGCCCGGATACGGATACGGCAAAGCTATGCCAAAGAGCAAGCCCAAGGCAAAGGTAAAGGTCAGGAAGAAGGCAAAGGCTGCACCAAAGAAGAAGCAGTAATGTGGACTACCTGTATTTAATAATGACTAGTCGTAAACTCACAGACATCCCTGAGACGCTGTTGGAACAGGCGCTTGGTCCCGGTATCACACTGGTGGACATGGCAGACCTTGAAGACGGTGACCACATCTGTCTAGACGGTGACGGCTGGATGGTAACTAAGAATGGCAATTGGTACAGACATAGAGAAGATAACATCATCGAACTCGACTGGGCATGACTGGGTAGCACCGCCGCCCGGGTTTGGTTCAGCACAGGTTTGCAAGTATTGTGGGCAACGCAACATCTCACCGTACAACCAGCAGCCGTGCAGCACAGGACATAGTCTAGTCGCAGAGCTAAAGACGAAGAGTGACTATGAACCGACCTGACCCCATCGACATTGATATGCAGTTAGCCGATGCAATGGCAGAGTGTTACGCTGACCCATTGCGTCATGTCATGCTGTCTTATCCATGGGGCAGTGGCATCCTAAACGGAAGAGACGGACCGCTTGACTGGCAGCAAGAGTACCTGACGATGTTGGGCAATGAGGTCTCCAGCCGTAACTTCAATGGCACTGACCCGGTCCCACCCCTGAGAGTGACGTGCGCCTCCGGGCATGGAATAGGCAAGTCAACACTGACGGCTTGGCTGGTAAAATGGGTGATGGACACTAGACCTTTTGCAAAAGGTGTGGTGACAGCCAACACTGCGGAGCAGCTACGGACAAAAACGTGGGCAGAGCTTGCAAAGTGGCACAATATGTCCATTACAAAACATTGGTATCATCTCAATAGTGGGGGTGGGTCAATGAACTTATATCATAAAATGCACAGAGAAACTTGGCGTGTTGATGCACAAACTAGCCGGGAAGAGAACTCTGAAGCATTCGCTGGTCTTCACGCAGCCAACAGTACACCGTTCTATATATTTGACGAAGCTTCTGCTATCCCAGAAAAAATTTTCGAGGTTCGTGAGGGTGGTCTTACAGATGGTGAGCCAATGACGTTTGACTTTGGCAACCCGACCAGAAACTCCGGGCGGTTCTACCAAAACATGATAGGTAGACACAAACACCGTTTTATCAGGCGCTTTATAGACAGCAGAGACGTAGCGATAACTAACAAACAGCTACTAGCTCAGTGGGTAGAAGACTACGGGGAAGATAGCGACTTTGTTAAGGTCAGGGTACGAGGCGTATTTCCTAGCGCCGCATCAATGCAATTTATCCCCACCGAGATTGTAGATAACTGCATGAACCAAGACATAGCTGTCGAGCCACATGAGCCGCTTGTCATGGGCGTGGACGTTGCCCGGTTCGGGGATGACCAGTCCGTTATCTGGCTACGTCAAGGCAGAGACTGCGTATCACAAGGTATTAAAAAATATCGGGGCGTAGATACCATGACGCTAGCAGCAGAGGTAGCAGCAATAGCATCAAAGAAAAATCCAAATACAATTTTTATAGACGGCGGTGGTGTTGGCGGCGGTGTAATAGACCGATGCCGACAACTTGGGCTTGAGATAGTAGAGGTAAATTTCGGGTCCAAGGCTACCGTTTCTGGCTACGCTAATTTACGAGCGCAATGCTGGGGCAACCTGCGTGACGCTATGACCAGCGGTATTATGCTGGACGATGACCCAGATATTAGGGCTGACCTGACATCTGTAGAATATGGCTATAATACTAGAAACCAGATACAGCTTGAGAAAAAAGAAGATATGAAGAAAAGGGGATTATCATCACCTGACCTTGCAGACGCACTGGCTTTGACCTTTGCATTCCCGGTAGCTCCTACCCGACAGGGTTATAAGGGTACTCCTATCTATGGCGAGGCAGTGCATGAGTATGACCCTTTTTAATCAAGCGACTAGACGCAACCTAAAAAATAATATAAGGTTGCAGAAAAGGATTATAGAAATATGCCATTGAAGGTATCGACAAGGAAGAGTAGCCCGTATGAACTACGGCAGATAGGGACGCAAGATTGGGTCCATGTCAAAGCTATGGTTCCAGCGATACACTCTGAAAGTCGATATCGAGATAGCAAACTTTCTATAGAAAAAGTAGAGAGGTTGTTTGAAGACACTTTGCAAAACAAAAACCAATGCTGCTTCTTACTGTGGAAGGAAGAGAAGTGTATTGGTTTGTTTGCAGGGATTGCGGTTGCACATTATTTTACTGATGATGTGTATGCTTCTGACCTCATGTTCTATGTCGTACCTAAAGAAAGGAAGACTAGAGCAGCATTGTTACTCGTCCGTGCATTTGAACGATGGGCAGCGATGCTTAACTGTGTGGAAATTTCCGTTGGAATTTCAACGGACGTTGAAACGGAAAAAGTAGCTAGGTTTTATGAAAAGCTTGGTTACAAACGCAATGCAATTGGATTAAGGAAGGAGATATAGCTATGTGTTTCTCAGCGCCAAAAATGCCACCGCCACCACCACCACCTCCAGCTCCACCAGCAGCCCCAACTAAGGTTGATGGTGCGGTTACTCAATCAAGACGTAACCAAAAGAGACGGGCTAGGTTACAAGGTGGAATGGCTGGTACGCAAAAAACATCTGGACAAGGTGTTTTGAAGAACGCTTACACCACTAAGCCTACAGTACTAGGACAGTAAATATGGTAGCGCTCTCACCCGAAAATATGTACAGCAGCTCTGTATCTGGAACTAAGAGGGGTAACCTTCACAAAAGATACAAGCAGCTAGAAGACTATCGCTCATCGTGGCGTAGTCACTGGATGGAGATAAGTGATTATCTGTATCCTAGACGGGGGCGTTTTCTGCTTGATAGTCAGAATAACAGAGGGCGTAGACGTAATAACAAAATAATCGACAGCACAGGAACTCAAGCGCTGAGAACCTTAGCGGCAGGGCTGATGTCAGGAATGACCAGCCCTGCTCGTCCTTGGTTTAGGTTTGCTTTGTCTGACCCTGACATGATGGATTTGCCAGACGTTAAAAACTGGCTAGCGATGTCAGAAAAAATCTGTCGTAATATTCTTCACAAAAGTAATTTCTATAACACGATATACAACGTGTACGGGGAGCTAGGTGCTTTCGGTACAGCTCCGCTATATCGTCAACGAAATTTTGATGATGTTATTAGGTTCCGACCATTTACTGCTGGTGAATATGTCGTAGCAGAAAACGCTCAAGGTAAAATTGATACTTTAGGGCGTGAGTTTACTATGACTGTTGCACAGCTTGTAGAAAAATTCTGTATAGACCCAGAGACAGGAAATATTGACTGGACTGGTGTTAGCTCTGCTACAAAACGATTATGGAACAACAAAAATTATGACAGCCTAGTTACTGTCATGCATATGATACAGCCACGGTTTGGCATAGACCCGACTAAGTCTGATAAGAAAAATAAACCATTTATGAGCTGCTACTTTGAAAAAGGTGCAGACAATGATGAAGTGCTAGAGGAAGGTGGCTACGATACTTTCCCGGCTTACATTGCTAGATGGGATGTTTTACCGGGCGATGTTTACGGACGCTCTCCCGGGATGGACTACCTTGGTGACGTGAAGCAATTGCAGCATCAGCAAAAACGTAAAGCTCAAGCAATCGATAAGATGGTTAACCCACCGATGGTAGCACCTGCTAGTTTGAGGGGCAGACCTACTACGGTTATCCCGGGCGGTACGACATATGTAGACGCTACACAAGGCGGTCAAGGATTTATACCTGCGTATCAAGTCACACCACGACTACAAGAAATGATGATGGACATACGAGAGGTACAGGACAGAATACAACGAGGTTTCTACGCTGACTTGTTTGCAATGATGATACAGTCAGACCGTAGACAGATGACAGCAACAGAGGTTGTTGAAAGGCACGAAGAGAAGCTAGTGCTGCTTGGACCCGTGCTGCAAAGAGTAAACGTAGAACTACTGGACCCACTAATGGACGATGTATTTACGTTTGCAATGGAACAAAATATTATACCAGAGCCACCAGAAAGCATTGCAGGGCAAGACCTGCGTGTTGAATATGTGTCATTACTGGCTCAAGCGCAGCAAGCAGTAGCTGCGTCATCTATGGAACGTACATTAGGTTTTGCAGGTAATCTTGTAGCCGTCTTCCCACAAATTGTAGATAACATCGATGCGGATAAGGCGATACGAGAGTACAGTGAAATAATGGGCAACGCAGCTAACTTGCTTGTAGACCAAGAACAGGTAGACAAAATAAGAGCTGACCGCCAAGCGCAAGAGATGCAGCAAATGCAACAAATGCAGCAAGCGCAAACTGCCCAGAATGCAAAAGTGCTATCACAAACTGATACTCAAAGACCGAATGCTTTGACCCAGTTACTACAAGGGGGGCAGTCAGTTGAGCAATAGTTTCGTAGTACACGATAGCAGTGACGAGCAACAAGTTAAGAAAGCTCAGGCGCTGCAAGAGGACAAAGATAGAGACCTTATGTTTGTTCTCAAAGAAGAACGAGGACGCAGGTTCCTGTATGAAATCATTTTTAATGATTGTCATATGATGGCTAACAGTCATGTGCCAGCGTCTAGCGACAGTAGCGCTTACAACGAGGGTGCTAGGCAAGTGGGCATTGCTCTGTTTAACAGATGCAAAGAAGCTAGCAAGTCGCATACATTAACAATGCTTGAGGAGAACCATTTCGATGAGTGAAGAACAAAACACTGAAGCTGTAGTCGAAGAGACTACACAAACAAATTCGCCTACTGAGGCTCAGCCGCAAGAAGTTGCATCTGCTGAAGCTGAGGTAGAGAAGACCACCTTGCTGTCGGATGACGAAGGTGATGGAGCTGGTGAGTATTTTTATGACGCACCAGAGGACTTTGAGGTGACCGAAGAAGTCCAAGC